GATCTGCATTGCCTGCTGTGTCAGCGTTTCCTCCACGCTTTGGATTCTCTGCGCCGCATCCAAAAAGCGGACATACAAGTTAGGATCGCCCGGATTAAACCGCAGTACACCGCCGCCATTGATACGGTATTCCTTTACGCCACTGTCAAATGAAATTTTCTCCATATTTTGCTCCTTTCTCTCCTTACCTTAGAGGGAATTTTCCGTTATTACGCGGCAGTAAACACCTTCGTGCTGATATTGAAAGTACCCTTCACCTTTTCGCCGGTATAGTGCAGCGTAAAGGGGATCTGATAACCGGTGGTGTCGCCACCATAGGAGGTAACCTCAATAAACGCAGTTTCCTTGACTGCGGGATAAGCACCGCTTTCCGCAGCTTCCCACAGCTTCACCTCAACCACATCCGTCTTCAATGCATCCAGCACCAAATTATCATCGATAATCTTCTGCAGCCGCTGGAACAAGCCGGAATCCTGTTCTGCGTAAAAAGGCTCCACGCTGCCGGTCTTTTCATAACTGGAGATCAGCACGGAGCTCTGACCCAAAATATTCTTCTTGCTGTCCACCTGTGCCGCAAGTTCCGGACTAAATTCTTCCAAATCCTTGCCCAATCGTTCATAGACTGCCGCTTCTGCCCCAGCGTCTGCTGTGTTGATAAAGTGGGCAAGATACTTTCTTTCAATTTTTGCCATTATTCATTCACCTCATATAACTTTATAAAATCCGCAATCAGGATAACCTGATACGTTCCTGTCCCAGCCTGGGATGCTTCCCGCAGCTGTCCTTTTTCTGCCCGGATCTGCTCATCGGCCGCCACATCCCCAAACTTGGGTGTCAGCCCGGCAACACTCTGCTGTTGTACCCATTGCTGAAAATCCAGCAGCCACCGGGCATTTTCTTCGCCGTTTAGCTGACCTGCCGTCATCCGGTATAGCGCAAATCGATACCGGCAGCTTATTTTTACATTCCCCAGCATGTCCACCCTGCGGCTTCGTTCTTCCAAGCCTTGGGGATACAGACCACCGTTGCAGGGTGCTGCTTCCAAATAATCCACATACAGTTGGGTGTCTCCCCAGCCGGGATAGGTCAGCAGCCATTGCTTGACTTTCTGTAACACATCCATTGTTCCGCCTCTACTTTCGTCCCGCTTCCACATGGCACAGTTCCCCCGCCCAGTAACAAGGTGTTACATAGGCGACCTCCACCAAACCGGAAACCGCCGCAGGGATAAACCCAAGCCATTGCTGCATGGATATCTCCGGTCCGATTCCTTCCATAATACGGTCACCGGGAAAAACCGTTTGTACCGTACACGGCATAATCAGTTGAAAGGTTACCTCTTTTCTGCAGCCCAATGCGTCCACGGAACGCTTCTCCTGCATGGAAAAATAGCAGCCGGTGACCACCTGACGTAAAACCTGCTCACCCTGCCGCCGGTAAATGGTTACCGTTCTGTCGCACAGGCTGTAATCCAACGGACAAGCAGTCATGCCTTCACCCCCCGGTAAATATCCAAATAGATATTTGCCCTGTGGTATAGCTCCCGCTGCAAGGCTTTATCCGAGAACACCTCATCCACATATTGCACAGATACATTTCCCACATTGGCAGAACGGATTCCCCGGCGGCGCTGGCGCTCGTAAAGCGCCTCTGCCATGGCGCAGACCGCCATTTTTTCCGAATCTTCTCCCCATGTACGAATCTGATATATCTGCGTAAACCGCTGCAGAATCGCCTGCGCACGGGCTGCCATACCGGAAAACGCAGTTTCCGGTATGGCGCTGCCCAGGTAGGCATTCACATAGAAATCATACTCCACCATAGGCAGCGACCTCCGAATCAGTCGGCAGTGCTGATGGCAATGTCCTTGAGAACCGCAGCCTTCAGTGTATTCTTCAGAGCCACACCTGCCACCAGCTCCACCTCACCGGTCTTGACCGCACCGGGGGTATTCAGATCCGGCAGATAGGACTGAATCACGCCATCACCCATAGGACTAATGCCGTGGAAGCCATCCAGGCCCAGAGAAACCGCATAGATTGCGGTCTTACCGGCTGCATTGGTTTCCACCACATCCTGCACCGCAGTACCGTTGTAGTACTGACCCATATCCACCATGGGCACACCGGCATAAGTCTCGACAGTGCGTCCAAAATCGTCCTGAGAGCGCTCATAGTAACCTGCGCGGCGTGCAATGGAGCGCAGCTTGACCAGCATTGCCCGATTCATCAGCAGCATGGAGGGTGTACCGTCCAAACAGCTGATGAAGCTGTCCATTTCATCCAAAAACGCGTTGTAGTTGGCATCCAGCTCCTGAGAGGTGGTCAAGCTGACCTGACTGGTGATCTCATTGGCAGTGCCTGCCAGCAGCTTCTTCAAGCCGTCAAAGGTGCCGGTTACATACCCCTCACCGGTGCTGTCGCCAGTGCCGTTGATCACCAAATTATGAAAATAGTTGGCAGTTGCCTTGATCTTCTGTTCGGCCTGAAATGCCATTTCGTTGGCAGCACCCGCGGTATTCTGCAGAACTCTGTCCATCTGGAATGCGCCACCCATAATAATGGCATTTGCTGTCTTCTTCTCCTTCTTGGCCTCGCCGGGAACATATTCCCCGTTGATGGTTCGTACCGATGCGGTGGAGGGTGTCTTCAGCTGGATGTAGCCGTAAGTCAGGGTACTGCCGCCGGTACCGGGAGAGATGGCGTTGTCAAAGGGCATCTGATCCAAAAGCAGAGAACTGCGACGGAACATATCCACGATCTGCTGATCTACCTTGTCGGCCATGCCGACCTTTGCTTCTGCAAGCGTAATAGCCATAATTTTTTACTTCCTTTCTTTATCGAAACGTTCTTTTATCGCTCCTGCCAAAGTGGTGGGAGCTTTCACTTCTGTGCCGTGATAAGCACCTGTGCCCCTTGCGTAAGGGGGCGGAGTGGGATCTGACTCGAAAAGGTACCCGCTTTCCTTTTTTAAGGTCTCCAGCGCCTTTTCCACATCAGATTGCCGGTTTTCGCTTTTCTTCAATGCCTCCAGATCCAACAGTGCGGTAATGGCCTTAGGACTGCGGCCCTTGGCCTGTAGGATCGCCATATCCAGCTGACTTTGGAAGGTAACCTCCGCAATCTGCTGCTGATGCTGGGCAACGGCCTGATTGTACTTCTCCTGCCATGCCTTCGCGCCCTGCACATCCTTGCCGTTTTCCTCCATGATGGCATCGATGATCTCCTTGGGCAGGCTCTGGTCGCCCACCTTCAGATTCTGCAAAAACTCTCTTTTCATTTGTATCCTTTCTGCCGCTACATTTTTTACGAGTTACATCTCCTGCGGCTGGCCTGTTTTACGCCCGGCTCAGGCAAAAATGTATGAAAAAAGCGCTGCTTTTCGCACCGCTGATTTCTCTTATTCGGGCATATACCGCTTCCGAATTTCCGCCAATTCCTCTTGAGTATTTGTGGGCATACCGAACCGCCAGCCCAGGGCCACCTCCGGCTTCAGAATACCGGCATCCACCATACCCTTGTACTCCAGCCACATTTTGTCCTCATCGTACAAAACGCCGTTGCCCCAATCCACACTGACAGCTTCATTTTCCGGCGCGTCAAAGCCGTAAAGCCGGGCCAGGCAGCAGCACAGGGCCACGACCTTTCGCAGCGCAGTCTCCCACATAGCCTGAAATTCAATGACCGTCAGATGGAAATCCCCATGGCTGGAGGTGATCTCGGTGGCAGTTCTCTTCTCCATGTTGGCATCGGACAGCATGCCTCGGCGCAGACCGATAATGCTCTCCATATTCCGCAGATACTCCTGCTTTCTTGCCAGGAAAGACTGTTCTCTCAGCTCCGGGGAGAACACCGTAATACCCACCTGCTCCGGGTCCTCATCCAGCCCCACGAACAGATGATCCTGCAGTCCGTCGCTTCCCAGCATATCCTTGGAGGCGATGATCCGGCTCTGCCCCCGTTCAAACTCCCCGTTCATCAGAGCCTCGTTTCTGTCGATGTTCCGAATCAGCCCGGTGGCCGCCGCAAACACCGCCACACCGTCAGCGGAGCCGTCCACACAGTTGAGCATGGGCGTTCTCATCCGCACCATACCCACAGAACCCACCGGCTTTGCATACCGATAGCTCTCCGCAAGACCGGCATATTCCGGCAGCGAATGTAATGCCACCGTGCTGCCCAAAGTCTGAGCGTTCAGGGAGCGGTACAGCCGGTTGGAGATGGTCAGATGCCCCTGTTCATCCACCGATCTGCGTTCCAAAAGGGTGTAATAATATTTCCCCCGAACCGTCTGCTCCACCGTACCGATGTCCGTGGGCTCACCGGAAGCATTTCTGGCAAATATCAGCACGTTGTTCCGGGGCACCAGCGTAAAGGATACGCCCTGTTCATCCACCCAGGGCTTAATGAAGCACTCACCGCCCACCAGCGCCAGCTGTACCGCTTCTTTCTTGTGTTCCTCCAATCGACGCACGATCTGCTGGATCACCGGCTCCGAAGCCTGTGTTGCGTATTCTCCGAATATGGTCTTTACCAGCTTGTTGACCAGCATATAGCCCAATCTCTGACAGGTGTCCTCATCGGCTGTGCCTTCCCCGTAATACAAAGAAAACCACTCCTGCACTGCGTTCCGCATAGCAGTTGTGGTCTTGTCATAGTCGCCAAAGGCCTCTTCATAGCTGTAAATACTCATGCTTCTCCTCCCCGATTATAGATAGTGATCCGCTTACCGGCTTTCAGACCGGATTCCAGGCCCTGAA